TCAGCCGCAGCCCTCTCAGCCGCAGCCCTCTCAGCCGCAGCCCTCTCAGCCAGCAGCAGGCCTCCACCAAAAATAGCTTTTCCCATGGAGCGTTGTGCATCCAGCGCATAAATCGGAGTGCAGTTCTTTTTGTGAATTTTGAAATCCACACCGTAATGGCTGTATCGTTGAAGCAATGCAGCCGTCACGATATGATCCGGGTATGTATACTTTGGAAGCTGTACTGTTTTGGTGCGTCGCAAGCGCTCCACCTCATCGTTTACCAGCTTTGTCAGACGGGGTTCGGTCTGCGCTACAATGTCCCCGCCGTAACTGGTCACAAAACTTGTTCGGACGATTGCGCCGTTTTCGTACTCGATATCACAGTCGCAAATGATATGGTTCATCCGCATAGTATTTGCCCTTCCAGAAAACGCCGTAAGAGATGGAGCGAATAGGAAGAACGGAATGCCACGATCGAGATAGAATCCGCAAATTCTGGACAGGATTGAAAACGGTGGGTTGTCCAGAACAACAGCACCCTCCGGGTAGTCGAAATTCTCATAATCGCCGCCGGGGTAAAACGGGCGCACAATTTTGTCTGGGTCGATGCCGTACTCCTTGCAGGCCCAGTCCTTGATGACAGCGTACACGCTGGGCGGTGTATAGCAGTCGTCCGTAGTCTTTTTCGGCTTGAACTTCTCCACGAACTCTTCGTAAGTCTCACCTGCTGCCATCGTCTTCGTCCTCCTCGTCCGTGGTCTCTCTCGTTGCGCTCTCAGCCATCAGTGCGGCCTTGGCCTGCTCCTTTTGTTCCGGGGTCAGGTTGGGCAGCAGGTCAATGGCCATGTCCTGCCCGATAATGGGTGCCTCGGAAATCACCATGCTAACCTGCTCAGCGGTGTTGGTGATTTTGCTGCGGTTGAATGTCGGCATAGCGTTGTCAAAGCCAGCCAGTGCGCAGATCTGCCGGATAAACGGCTTGACCTGAGCCTCGAAGTCGTCTGCGTTCTGGTTCAGCGGCTCATAGGCTGCATCCAGATGGTCGTTGGTGCTGTCCGCGCTGACACAGTGCACATCCAGACCGCCGAAGTCCTCATACACCCGGGTGTGGAGCAGCTCCAACAGAGCCTGCCGGGCCGTCACAGGGATCTCGGTGGTGTAGGGGGTGATCTTGCCGCCCTCGCTGGTGTCTGCGCCTGCAATGTGGTACAAATTCAGCTTGACGAGGAACTCCTGCAGCTCGGCATCGGTCATGCCGTTGAAGTTCTCGCACAGCCAGTAGATCTGCGAAAAGTCCTGCAAGTCATTGCAGAAGCCGGACATTACCAGATCAGTGTTGTCAATGTAGGCTTTCAGCCCCACAAGGGTGCTCTGGTGCAGGTCTGAACCCCACAGCGGCACAATGGGCAGGGCGCTGTAGTTTTCGCCCTCCACGCTTTCCAGCCCGCCGCCGGGTGTGGTGACGGTCACGCTCTTGTATGCCTGCTTCGGCGTTGTCTCCTGCATCACGTTGCCGATTCGGCTTTCCGTGTACTCGGTGAAGCCGTCCAGCTCGTACAGGATATAGTGCATATCCGTGTCGGGATTCAGCCGCCAGAAGCGCACACCCGCCTGCAAAAGGCCAGTCTTCTCATCGTACAGGGGCGCGAACTCGGTCAGCTTGAAAACCACCAGATGGTCGTTGTTCCAGAATCCGAAGCTCTCGCCGTGGATCAGGGCGAAATATCCGGCCTTCTGGATCTGCTCGTCAAAGTTCTGCCCCAACCTGTCCTTGTCCACGTCATCGTCCGCAAAGACCACGCCGTTGCCAAGGGAGTAGGTCGCCCGCTGCTTGTTGAGCCGCCGGAACAGATTGCTCTTGACCATATCGGGGTGTGGGGTGTCCTGCTTGGTGTTTTTGGATAGGCGCTTCAGCATCAAAGCGTAAGCCTGTGCGAAGCGTTCAGCCCCCGGGTTTTTCTGTGCGTCGTACAGGTCAGCATCCAACGCCATCTTGTACGGCCCGGAAGTGCGGTGCTGCTGCACGAATCGCCGGATGAAATCAGGCTGTTCCCCGGCGGCTTGCGCCTGCTGGAAGGTCTGGAATGTGTATACAGTGCTCAAAATCAATCCCTCAGTTTCACAAGGCGCTTTGTGCGCACGAAATAGCGGATAGCGTCCATGCAGTGGTCGTTGACCTTCAGCACGGTGTCGTCTTTATCTGGATCCCAAGCGTACACGCCGAACTCTTCCAGCGTGTGCTTGCAGTCTTTGTAGATCTTCAGCCGCCCGGTCTGCAGCATGGTCTGTACGTCCAGAATGCCGCTCAGAACGTCGTTGTTTGCGGGGGTCTGAGTAAAGCCGTTCTTGCGCAACTCTGTAATCAGGGGCAGGGCGGAGGGGTCAACGATGATCCTCTCCGGCTTGAGACCATTCAGCCACGCCTTGAGGTCTGTGACGTACTCGCCCACGGTCTTTTGCCGCTTCTGTTCGCGGCCGCTGTAGTAGTACTCCCGGGTGACGATCCAGCAGTCTGCATCTGCCTGCTTCTGGAATAGCAAAAAAACCGTTGCGTTCTGGGTGCCAAAGTCGCACGCCACATAGGCGCTCTTTGGTGACAGCTCCGGCAGCTCATCAACGACGTGCTTCTTGCGGTCGAACATGTCATATACAAGGCCCTCGGCCACCGTCCACAGGCCCAGAATGTAGCGCTGATAGAAAACGCCGGTGTACTGGCTGCGGTATCTGGCCTTGATGTCCTCAGAAAGCGACAGGTTGTCGTCCATCGTGAAATGGAGATACATCATCTTGCGGGAACGGCACTTGCGCACCCATTCCAGATAAAACCAGTGCTGCGGGCTGCCCGGGTTGCAGTTAAACCAGAACTTTGACCCGGTGACAGAGCATCGGGCTGTGGCCTGATTGACGAAGCTCTGCGGCATCAGGGCCACCTCGTCGAAGAATGCCCCGGCAAGGGTGATGCCCTGGATCAGATCCTGGCTGCTCTCGTCCTTGCCGCCGAAAAAGTAAAACTCGTTGGTTCTGCCGCTCTTGCTGACGGTCATGCAGTTTTCTGCCCGGTGCTCCTTGACGTTGTAGCCACGGGCTGCAAGCTGCTGCTTAAGCGTGCCCATCACGTTGCGCCGGAAGCTGGCGATGGTCTTGCCACACATGGCAAACTGCCGGCCGCTGTAGCAGGTCATAGCCCACTGGACGAACGAAAAGCTCATGGCAAAGGTCTTGCCCGAGCGGATAGCGCCATCGGCAATGATGCCGTTGTACCCGCTGTATGTGCTCTGCGGTGTCCACCAGCTCAAGACCTGCTTTTGCCGCTGGCTGAGGGCTTTCCAGCGAAAACCGTTACTTTTCCGCATGGTCGTCCTCTTCCTCTGGCAGCATCTCCACGTCATCCGGCGGGCTGATGTCTGCGGCAGCATTCAATGCCTTTATCAAACCATCATCGTGACGCTCTTCCTGCTCCGCTTCTTTCGGCTTATCGCTCCAGCCAAAATTAACTTGCAGGCTGAATCTCGCGCCGCCGTTTCCGTCACGATCATAGAGCCGTTCTTCGGCGTATCTTTCGCATCGAAGCTTCGCGCGCGTTATCGTGTCAGAAAACTCGGGCTTTCCTTGATAGTCAATCAAAGATTGCCGAGACTTAAACCCCAACGCCAAAGCTAGACCGGTGACCGTTTCTGGACGTTCGTCGATTTTTATTACGTTTCCGTATTTGTCCAAAACAGGCTTTCCGGTTTCGTCTTCTAGGACGCTCCCTTCGCAGCTTTTGAAGAACTCTTCGATTTTTTTCTCAAGTTCTTCTTTGCTCTCAAAGACGGGCGGTCTGCCTATCCTTTTGTTTTTGCTGTAGGCCACCGCCACCACCTCTCTAAACCCATGCAAAAGAAAAACCGCCCGGAAATCCGAACGGCCAAAATATCGAATATGCCGCCAGTAGGATTTGAACCTACAACCTGCCGATTACAAGACGGCGGCTCTTCCAGTTGAGCTATGACGGCATATAAGCAGCAACGCCGTTATCTGCTTTTACCGGACAGTAAGACGTTGCCGCTGCATCTGGAACTTTCGCGGCCAGATGCTCCGCTATTGCGCCGCCCCCTCTAGGGTACGCAAATGGCACTCCAGGCAGGGCTCGAACCTGCAACCTGCGGTTTTGGAGACCGCTGCTCTACCACTTGAGCTGCCGGAGTATAAAGCCGCCCTTGGAATCGAACCAGCCGTGCCTACACACACGCACCGCGCTCCACATTGCGCTCAGGCGGCCATATAGCAAATAAAAACAGCCCACGGTTCGCCGCCGGGGCTGCTTGAGTTGACGCACATCCTGCGGGGCATGCTGGCCCGCTCGGATTTCCGGTGCTGCTGTTCACGGGCGGAGGTTTCAGGGCGTGGGCAAGATTTCAGGAATCCCACACCCACCCGCACACCGGTGGTGAATCACTCCATGCGTCAGACATGCCGCGTTACAGACTTTGCGGCGTTCGGTGCGATGTCGCGGAGTCGAACCGCATCCCATCTCCCGGGTCGGTGGGGCACCTAAGTGTTACATCGCATAGAAGCAGCCCGCAAAGCACGGTGTCAAAGCGAAAAAGCGTTAAGCGGCATGAACGAAAGGAGAATCCGTACGGGGCCGCGCTTTGGAAGCTGCTGAGAAGCGGCGCACCGCTTTGCGCGGCTCCGCTTGTAATCATTTTACCACACTTCGATTCACATGTGTTTCACAACGATTCAAATAAAGCGTAGAAATCAAAGCGCTTTCAATGGTCGTTTTGTACATCCTCCCAGATTTCTGCCAAGGCATCAAACCCCTCGTGGATGTAGGTGGAGACCGAATTGTCTCTGGACAAGCCCACGTCCACCGCAATCTTCTTTTGGGGCTTCAGGTCGATATACCAGCCGCAGATGCACTTTGCTTGCTTTTCAGACCGAGCAGACCCGCTCAGGCAGTAGGCCCGCCGGGCAGCTTCGATGCGCAGTTCACAGAGATCAAGCTCCATCTGCTTGAGGTTCCGCTCTTCTGTGTCGATTCTCTCCACGGCAAAGCCCACCTTGTCACCGGCTCCACCGCCCATCGGCATCCCGCTCATGCTCTGGGTGCATTTTTCGGCAGTGTCCCGGATGCGCTGGATCTTCTGCTTCTGGGCCTCGACCTGCTCCGCCAGGTCTCTGCACTGCTGGAACCATGCCTTGACGGTGCGGTAATCCGGCAGTTCCGGCTCGTTGGTGTCAGGTGTCCAGGTTTGGATCATGTATCTGCCTCCATTTCTTCGATCCAGATTTCTGCTCTGGGGTTTTTCTTGTCGTAATCCACCCGGCTGCCATCGTGGGCGGCCACGATCTGGCTGTTATCGTCCGCCAGCACCCTGGCCTTTACCAGAATGTCGGTTGTAGCCTCTATGAGGTTTGCAAGGTCAACCTTGCGCCGGGTGGCCATGTAGTACACACACCGCACGTTCACGCGGGCTGTGATGGGGTTGTAAGGCCGCTTGATCTGCCACAGGCACTTTTCCTGATACTGCATGAATGCCTCGCTGGGGGCCACAATGCGGCGGTTTGCGTGGGCCTTGAGGATACGGGCGGAGTTTTTCTTTGTGCGGGGGTCGCCGTAAAGGATAATTTTCATTTGCCATCCTCCACATAGCCCCAACTCTGAGGCGGGTGGGTGATCTCCACGGGCTCCATGCCAAACCTGGTATTTCGCAAGCCGGTGAGCTCCTGGAGCTTCCGGGGCCTGTCGTAAATCCTGAGATCAGAAATGTGCCAGCCATACAAGTCTTTCAAATCTGCATAACTCAGTCCGGACTTCCATCCGGCATAGTCTTTGACTTGCGGTACTGTGAGACAGCTTCCAGCAATTGCAGATTCGATATCTTCTTTGACGACACAGTATTCAGGGCCAATGCGTCGGATGTCATCGCAAATGAACTCTCCGATAACGCGCTCGTCCAGCTGCTGCCAGCCGTTCCCGTGAACTCGGGCCCAAAACGTTCTCGCTTTAGTGCACCAAATATAGACCTTGAATGGTGTCTGGAGACGGGGGCAGGTTTTCCGCAGTTCGACAGTCTTTTTGTGCCGAATGATGAGGTCGCACCATTCCGGCCGGATGCTCATCAAGATAGCTTTCATTTTTTTATCATCCCTTCCATTGCCAGCTGCTCGCACTGCTTTTCAGCTTCCCGGCGCTGCTGGTCATACTCAAACAGCATGTCAGCGTACTCGCTGCCCACCCTGCGGATGGCTGTTTCCAGCATTTCCGTCACAAGGTCTGTGTACTTGTCCGAGCCCTTGCGGCTGTTCCTTGCAGCTTCCCGGGCTTCCCACAGGTCGGTAAGTTTTTCTCGCTTGTCAGCTGTGATCTCGCCGTAGCCGTAGGCATCCTGGATCTGTTCCATGCTTTCCCAGCCTTCCAGCTCAGCAAAGGGGGCAGCTTCAGCCTTTGCCATGCTGCGGGCTTTGGTCTTTTTCTTGACGTACCGGGTCAGACCGTCCTGCATCACGGCGCGGGCATCGTCCATCGCCTTGCGGACAGCCTTGACCTCCCGCTCCCTTTTGAGCTGGTCGGGCTGGCTGGCCCACTCGGCCATCAGCTCTGATTTAGTTTTCGGTTTCATGTTCTTCCTCCGCTTTGACAGCTTCACGAATGTTCAGCTTCTCTCCCTTGATGGTTTCTGCGGATACTGCCACTCCACCACATGGTGAATGGTTCCGCCATAGTCAGGGTTCAACCAGCCGTCAAAGCCGTAGCAGTCCTTCATGTAGACACCGACCTTGTAGCCCTCCTCTTCCGTGTACAAGAGAAGCTGTTCGCTCACGTCGCACTCAATAGTGCCCTCGTATTTATTCTCGTCCACCTCGTGGTGCAGCTGCGGGATCTCGCTGGCTGGGTGCCAGTTCAGGCAGGGTTCTGCTTCCGGGTCGATGGTAGGAGCAACGCTGATTGCATCTAGTACATCGCCAAATGCATCAATAATCGCAGGACCAGTAATGGAGTTGTCATTTTCCATCTCTTTCTTGCGCCACTCGGAAATTGTATTTTGAAGTGCAGTTGCGTCAATCAGACGTACATCAGCCATGTGTCAAAACCTCCGTTCTCTTGACATGGATGTCCCGGTACTCCGGGTAGTGGTCGCCCGCCATCTGGCAGGCGTGAAATTCTGCGGGCTGCTGGCGGTCAGGCGGTAGGTCAGGGCCGCGTCTCCTACCGGGCCGCTGCACAGCACAACAACATGATATTTAGGCACTCTTCGCCTCTCCTTTCTTGCGCAAAGGCCTGCGATTTGCAGCGTTTTTGAGGAAATCGGGGGCTTTTGCTGCATCTTCTGGGGGCCGCGTGACCAGTTTGTCACGCCCCGCCCCGATGGGGTTCGTCTTGCGGTACTCTTCCACAGACGTGCAGCCCTGCCGGACAGCTTCCGCCAGCGCCTTCCGGACATAGGCCCAGCTGTGGCCGCCCAGATCCTCGCACTTGCGGATGATCTCTGTCACAAGGTCAGCACCCAGGCGCTCAACGTAAACGGGCAGCTCTTTCTTGCCTGTTTCGCTCAGCTTTCCGATACGGCCCCGGAACTCTTCAAAAACAATGGTCGTCGTCAAGTCGTCTCGCGCATCCGCGCGCGTGTCGGAGTCTACGATAGTAGACGACGACTGTACTTTGTACTTTGTACTTTGACCTTTGTACTTTGGTGTGCATTTGGTTTCTGCCGGTTTCTCCGGAAAACCATTTGGTTTCTCTCGGTTTTCTGCAATAACCATTTGGTTTTTCTCGGTTTTCTTGGGTCTGCCGCCTTTACTGCCGGATTCTCTATGAGCCAAAATGGAACGTTGATACGTTTTAATATTCTCATCCATGAACGGTCGAAGTGCTTCAAAAGCCATCTGTTCCAGAGGTTCCAGTCCGTCCGGTTCCTCTCCGTGCTCCACATACCGCCGCATCTTGGTGATGGTATTTTTGTACTGCTCAGGTGGAAGAATATCCAAAATCACAAATTTGTCGAATGGAATCATCAACGCTTTCGGCCTGATTTCATCGTCCACGGTGCACCTCCTTCCTTACACGCCCGTATAGCCAGATAGCACAGCCGGGAGGTCAGAACGGGAGATCGCCGTCGTCTGTGATCTCTGCGAAATCATCCACGGAACCCTGCGAGAAGTTCTGTGCCGCCTGCGGGGCGCTGTAAGAGGCTTTTGCTTCGGAAGTGTAGTTTTCCGTCTGCTGGTCGAAATCACGCACAGCGGGCTTGTCTGCCGCCTTTGGGCCGCAAAAGCTGACGTTGTTCGCCAGAACCTCCACTTTCGTGCGGTTGCTGCCCTGCTTGTCCTGATAGGAGCGGGTCTGGATGCTGCCGTCAATGGCGATCATGCTGCCCTTCTGGAAGTACTTGCAGATAAACTCTGCCGTCTGCCGCCAGGCAACGATATCGATGAAATCGGCCTTGCGCTCCTCGCCCTTCGGGGTGTATGTACGGTCAACCGCAATGCTGAAGCTGCACACGCTGGTGCCGTTCTGGGTGGTCTTCAGCTCCGGGGTATGGGTCAGGCGGCCCATCAATGCTACGATGTTAAGCATGCGTCAATCCTCCATCTTCTTTCGGCTGCTTTTTGGCGCATTCCATGCACAGGATACGCCCGTATTTTTTCTTGCTCCGGTCAGCTGCCTGCTGAGCAGTGACCTTTTCGCCCTTGTAAGTGAACCCTTCCACGGGCTTCCCGCAGCTGGCGCAGGTGGGCTTTGCCGGGGACGGTGCTGTGGGCCTGTCGTACTTGGTCGTATCTTTCTCCCAGTAAACATCTGCGCCAATGCCCAGGGCCTTGCAGGCCACGCTCTGCGCGTCCGTGTAGGCTTTTTTATAGGCCTCGTCATCCGTGCGCTTGCCGTCTTTTTCTGTGGAGATCAGCATCGAGCCACCCACGCCGGGAATCGGGGCGCTCCATTCCGTCTTTTCGCCGCCCTCATCGAGCTGCCGAATGTAAAGATTGGTGCAACAGTGCACCATGATCTCTCCGTTTACCCCGGGCTTTTCCTCAAAGATGGGTGGATCGAACCGCCAGCCAATGCCAGCAGGCCCAAAAAGCTCTGTCAGCTTCTTGACCCTCCACATGGGATTGATGTCCGTCATCCCCTTCAGGCGGCCGCCGCCGATCGACTTCCGCGCTTCCTTGGGCACGACACGGGCGCTTTCATAAATGGTCATTTTGTCCATGTTTGTACTCCACCTCTCTGCATCCGTGCTTCCGGCACATGCTCTCCAGTTCAGCGTAAGAGCTGTTGTATGCTGTCTCTGCACCGTATGCCAGGTCCTTGATCAATCCGAAGCACTCTGACTGTGACAGCACGATCTCCACCGCATAGACTGCGCGGCCCAATGCTCTGGCTGCTTCCTGGCAGATGTGCACATAATCAGCCTGATCCTCGCCCGTGTATTCCCTGTCCGGGTGAAGTCTCATATACGACTGACCACCGGCAACTGCCTTCTGAACCGTGCCGCAGCACCGGGATGCATCGCCCAGCTTTGCCAGAGCGTCCAGAATCAGCGCCAGCTTCCATTCCGGAATATTGGCCGCATAGTTCAGGCAGATTTCTTTTTTTTCATCACACTGCATAAGGATCACCTCGTAGATACCGGCTGCCCGGAATCATCCATGACAAGATACATGCGCGTCGGGTCAGTCTTTTTGAGCTGATCCGCATACTGTTCTGCGTCCTGCACACACCGGAAAGGGATCTCGTTCAGAAAGACCATATCCGCCCCATAGATCTGAACCGTGCTCATTTGCGCCACCTCCCGTTTTTCCATGCCCGCCAGACCAGAAAGACCACGACCAGAACGTTGAATCCGATCCATAAGGTCAGCCCACGGGCCACCGCCTTTGCCGCCGGGGTGGAAAGTGCTTCCACGGCCCGGAACAGCAGCTCTGTTTTACTCACTGTAAAATCTCCTTTCGTTCAAAAATCACTTTGCTTTGCCTTTGCTACGCGCGTCGCCGCCTCTACTTGCGTTTCTTTGCCTTTGCTATGCGCTTCTTTGCCTCTGCTCTTCAGCGCGAATCTGCTCCACGCCTTTGCGCTTCTTTGCGCATCCATGCCTTTGCATTTCCCAGGTCAGCCAGGCTTATCTATGCCTTTGCATGTCTGTGCACATCTGTGCCTTTGCTCTTCTTAACCCTGCTCCGCAATTCCTTTGCGGCTCGTCACCACGCTCTACGCTGCCATTGCCCAGCTTTTCAAGACTTCGCACTGCCGTTGCCATAAAGTGCTATGCCTTTGCGATGCATAGCAGAGCGGCGCGTATCTGCTCTACGCCCTTGCCATGCCTTGCCGCCCACACCACGCCCAGCCTTGCCTTCGCTTTTCGACACGAGGCCCTGCATTGCCTTTGCTTTGCTTATCGAGGCAAGTCTGATCCAAGCGATCTACGCCTATCTACGCCGTTGCGCTGCGCTTTCCAGCTGAGCCTTGCCTTTGCCCCGCGCTGCACTGCAGTGACTACCTGTGCCCCTGCTGAGCAAACTTGTCAGCACAATGCCGTTGCCGAGTTATGCGCACATATCCGCGCCTTTGCAAATCATATCATTGCCGTAGCAGATCAAATCCTATCCATGCAATGCCGTTGCTCAGTCGAGGATGTCAAAGGTGAAGCGGCCCTTGCCGCTGTTTCTCCACTGGCCGATGCCGCGCAGAACGCCGTAGTCCAGCCACTCCAGAACCGCATTCTCGAGCGATTCGTCCATGAGTAGAATTTCAAACTCACAGGTGCTGCCTGCCGGGATCTCCTCTGAGTTGGCCAGGCTCACACGCTCACCCTGTGCCGTCTGGGCACGCAGGGGGCGCTGGCAGTCGCCGATCTTGCCGTTGACCTTGATGGGGATCATGCGGGGCTGCGGGAAGATCAGGCCGTCGATGACCTTCTTGTAGGCAGAGATCTTGCCGCTCTCGTTGACGGCCCGCTTCTTGCCTGTTTCGGTCTTGCCGCCCACACGGGCCAGCATGCCGCAGGAATCCTTGAAGAATCCCTTGATTTGGTAATCATATAGAACCGGCTCTCCGTTCTCGTTGCGGGGAAAGACGGTCATGCCCTTGTCTGCCACGGCATCCGCGCCCAGAGCGGCCACCTCATCCTCGATCGTGGCTGCATCCGGGCTCTTGCTGGCAATGAAATCCCGGGCGACGTTCTGGTTGGAGGGCCAAGTGCCCAGCACCGGCTCCAAGAAGGTGATCTTGACTTTCAGAATTTTGGTTTTCATGCTGATTTCTCCTATATCTTGTGGTTTATGTAATCCAAGACGCATTATCTTGCGTACAGCAGGTTTCCCCGAGCGTCCCGCACCTGAATCATCTCGTAGTGCCGGATGTTTTCATCTGCCCAGTGCTGGGCCTTAACGCTGGCGGGCTCCCCGGGGTATTCGTCCGGCGTGAGCGGGTCTGTGAACCGCCTGACATCGCAGCCCCGGGGGCTCTCACGGTAGGCGTAAGCATATACAGTCATGCTCATGCGCCCCTCCGGTTCTGCCGGTAGTCCGGCTCCTCGGTGCGGGCGTGGGTACGGTCAACGCGGCCATAGCGGCGGGCGTTCTGCTCACGATCCTGGGCGGCAAATCCCAGCCGCAGGAACATCACCGCTGCCAGCACCAGGCACAGGGCCGTGGCAAACTGGCCGTCGGAGATGGTGCTGCCCGTCTGTGCACTGCCCTCGATGCCCATGCCGTACAGCAGACTTGCGGCACCGCTGGCAGCAGCCAGCCAGTACCAGATGCGGGATTTGATCTTCATGCGGATTCTCCTTTCTCAAGTGAGGGGAAAAACAGTTCCCCGATCTCATTCTGTCTGATGTCAAGCAGTTCACACATTGCTGTGATCTCTGCGCTTGTCCACGGATTGTGCCCCTGCATCCTGCCGCTCATGGTGTCCCGGCCAATGCCGATATACTTAGCGACTTCCTGATCGCGGTAGCCGCAGCTGTGGAACCGGCCCCGAAGTTTCCAGTACGGAATCTGCCGGAAGGTGCCCTGTATGACCTTCATCATGCTTCGACCTCTTTTCTTTGATGTGTGCCAGCCGTGCAGGCTGGTTCTTTTGTCCCAGCGCTGTTCAAGCCAGCGCTTGTTGTAGTGCTTCTTCACGGCTCAGCCTCCACAAACTCGCCATTTTTGAGGGTGTACCAGACTTTTTCCTTGATATGAGCGCCGTCTACTTTTGTCATCTTTGCCCACAGCATATTGCCGTCATCGTCGTACTCAGTCAGCACCAGATAGCAGCCCAGTGCGCCGCACGCCTTACCGCAAACACCGTTTACAACGGAAATGCTATCTTTTCCGTCTGCTTTTGCGCTGCAACAAGCCCCAGTGGCTGCCGCCGTGCTGGAATTGCCGCTGGAACCTGCCGTGCTGTAATCGCCGCTGGAACCTGCCGTGCTGTAATTGCCGCTGGAACCTGCCGTGCTGGAATAGCCGCTGGAACCTGCCGTGCTGTAATTGCCGCTGGAACCTGCCGTACTGTAATTGCCGCTGGAACCTGCCGTGCTGCAATTGCCGCTGGAACCTGCCGTACTGTAATTGCCGCTGGAAAAAGGCTCTTTGCCCTTCACCCGATTAAAAACGGCATTCACCGTAGCTTTTACCAGCCCTGCAAAATTCACCTCACCTTTCACCGTCAGCTCAGTGCAGGCCAATTTGCTGTTCTCTCCGCCTTTATCCACGTTCCCGCCGCACTCGACCTCAAAAAAGCGCGGGCTATCCCTCAGCGGGTAGTAGTGCAGCACATCAAACGGGTTCTCGCAGGCGTGCATACCAGCGTGGCAGCAGTCAGCTTTGTCCTCATGGTAGGTCTTGCCCACCTCATATTGCTTGCCACGGCACATCATGTTTTTGTCCATGGCCTTATATGCGATGATCTTTTCACTCATGTTCATAACCTTCCTTATTGGTGTGTTTTTTCTGTGCAGGCATGGTCAGCGCCTCACTTCTTAGAGCTGCCAAAGCTGCCAATGAGCCAGAGCGCGATCCACGCCGCCGTTCCGGTGGCCCAGGTGAACGTCCAGTGCATCAATGCGCAGATGGCCCACACGGCGGCGCAGGTAACGCCCCACGAGATGCCCAGAAGGGCGGCAAACGCGATGATGATCGCCAGTGCTTCACCCATTGTTCCGCACCTCCTTTGCGGCGCTCTCAGCTGCCTGTGCCGCTGAGTTCGCGCACCACTTGCCCGCCGGGGCGGTCTTTCGGGGGTCATCCTGGGCTGCTGCGGCTTCGTCCTCTTCCAGCAGCTTGTTCAAATCGGCCAAGAGCCGCCACTTCATCCTCGATGGTTGCGGCATCCGGCGACTTGCTGGCGATAAACTCGCGGGCCACATTGGGGTTTGCGGGCCATGTGCCCAGCACCGGCTCAATAAACGTAGCTTTCACATGCAGTTTTTTCATAATAGTAACCTCCAAAATATATTGCTTACGCCACGCCGTCCTGGTTGTGCTGCCGGGCGGCAAGCTCCATCTGCTCCACGCTCTGCCTGCGCTCCACGCTGGGCAGCATTCCCACGGCCTTGAGTTGCTCATAGATAAAGCGCTGTCCGGCTTCCGTCCATACGGTGGTGTTCTTGGTGTCCCACTCGCCGGTGCTCTTGTGCTGGAACGGCGTGGATTTGCGGTTTTTGGTGTAACCCTTGCCGCAATACTTGGCGTATAGCACCCACTGGCCGTCGCTGGTCTTGTACTGGATCTTCAGGCCGTGGAGGATGCTGTTGAGCTTTTCGCTGCTCATACCGTAATCTTTGGCGATGCTGGTTGCCGTGCGGCAGTTGTCTCCGATGCACACCGCCCGGGCATACTCTGCATCCGGCTTCAGGTCGTTGTTCTCGGCCAGCAGGCTGCGGTTCACGCTTTGCAGCTCTTTCACTTTGCGGTCTGCAATGAGCACCGCCCGGCGCATGACCGCTTCCGGGCTGTTCCACTGAGCTTCCACGGCCAAGAAATACTGCCGGGCCTGCTTGCCACGCTCGTTGCGCTGGATCATGCACAGCTCTTTGGCCATCGGGATGGTGAGCTGGTGGTCGTCAACTGTGCGGCTGACCATCCGCCCGCCCTCATCCTGAACCCGCTCAATTCTGAGCAGGTTGAAGTCCTCGCCCTCGGTAAAGCCGTACTCGCACATCCGGGGAAACCAGTCCTTGTAGGCCGTCTTAATCTCCAAGAAGTCGTGCAGCTCCCGGCCGCTCACCGTGGGGCGCTCCGGGTTGTTGTAGCTAATGGGGATGAGATTGTTTAATTCGCTCATGCCGTTTTGTCCTCCTTTTCCTTGATGATCTCGCTGACGGCAGCTTCCATCTTTTCTCGAATGCCGGGGGGGTTGCGCTTGCTGTTCAAAATCAGTGAACAGTAGCTTCTCGAAAATCCAAGATGTTTTGCTACGTCGTCTACTGTAATCTGGTTGTTGTGCATCCGGCCTACTAAACGGCCTGTCCATTTTTCAGGCACTTTCACACCTCCTTTAAAACGTAAGTTGAAACAAAATTGACAACGGCGCACCGATTTGCTATACTGTTCAAGGCTCCTAGTTAAACTGATTCAAAAGGAAGGTGATTTCATTGACCCAACTTTTGAGCCAGCCAGTTCCAGACACGAGCATGTGCGTGAAGCGCTAGGGCTTACAAGGCGGTGCCGACCCGCCAAAGGAAGCGGCGTACCCATAGCCCTGCAAGTTGTTTTTGCAGCCCCAGCGTTACTTTTACGCCGCGCATGGCGCAAAAGACGTGCAAACGCGCATGTTTGCATTACCGCCGGGGTGCAAGTGCGTTCTGGTGACAAATCGGTGAAAAGTCTGTCTGTGAAACAACCGCAGGCAGATTTTTTCTTGTCGCCGTGTCAAATACCAGTTGAAAAAGTTTACAAAGTGTGTTACTATGTAGTTGCAGACACATAGTAAAAAAGCTTAGGCGGTGCGACCCGCTGGGGCTTTGTGTTTTGTTAACTATTTCAACTGACAAGAGCATTATACAGCTAGCAAAGTTAGTTGTCAACATTTTACACTAACTTTACTAACCTTTGTATGGATGCACGAAAAAGGAGCTGCTTTTATGAGCACTTTTTACGACAACTATATAAAGCTGTGTGCTGCTCACGACAAATCCCCAACTGCGGTATCAAAAGAAATTGGCCTTTCTAACGCGGCTGCCAGTGGATGGAAAAACGGCAAAAAGCCTTCTGCGGTTACAAAGCAAAAGCTTGCCGACTACTTTGGTGTCACGGTCGAAGAGCTGACCGGCGAAGAGCAAAAAGAAAAGCCCAACGCCTTAGATGGCATTGAGCTTGAAAAATTGTCACCAGCCCGCCGGGCGCTGCTGGAAGCGCTGGAAGGCATGGATGACGAAAATATTATGAAAATTGTTCGGATTGCTCAGGCAGTTAAAAAGGAGCTTCCAGAGTGAGCATACATCTTAATAGAAAAGAACTCAAACTGCTGAAAGCCCTCGATCGGGAATATCCCGGTGGCGTTGAACGGACAAAAGAACTGTTTCAAGACGCTACGGCGCTTGAAGAACTTGGCCTTGCAGATTCCGCATCGGTAAGTTATCGCAAGTCCGCGGTTTGGATCACGGAAAACGGCAGGCAGTATTTGCGAGATAGAAAAGCAAACAAGTTCTCGCTCCCGACGAAAGTGGCCGGCGGTATTGTCACCTTGATTTTGATCCCGGTTCTGGTGAATCTGATCTCGGATTATGTATTACCTCTTCTTTTCGGGTAAAAACCAGTCAATCCACCCGAAAAGGTCCTCGCGGAAAAATCGCCAGATTCGACGTTGGTTCTTGGGGCAATACCATTTTCCGTTCTTGTCTTTTTTCCAAATCGTAAGTCTACAACTCAGCATAATACCTCCGAATGATTTCTTGAAGCTGGTTTTCGGATAACGAAAGAATCTCACTGATGGCAAGACGCACAAGCTTGTCGTGCGATTCTTTTTCTTCAATTGTATCACATTTTGCAAACATTGTGCTATTTTCTTGCACTTTATTTTCCTCCTTTGGCAATTTCCTTGATAACTTAGTTTTTCGGCAGCGGGTTGGCTGCCTATTTTTGTACATGTGAGGTGCGTTTTATGAAATGTCCAAAATGCGGAGCTGAAATTGAGAACGTAAAGTTCTGCCCTGAATGTGGAGCACCTGTTGCTTCGGGTTCCGTGACAGCAGCTATCGAATCAGACGAAAAGCCTGAAACGAAGAAAAAAGGTCACGGATGCGGATGTGCGGTCGCTGTTAGTGTTGCTCTGATCGTGTTCGTTCTTATGATCACCCCTTCTTCCAGCACGACAAGTTCAACGTACGGAACAAAGAACAGCACGTCCGTAAAATCGTCAATTTCTGCCGATGATGGCCTTACAATGGGGCAGAGAAACGCTTTGCGGGCTGCTAAAAACTACCTGAGTGCTGGTATGGGATTCTCTTACAGCGGCCTTGAAAGTCAGCTTGAGTTTGAAGGATATTCCACGGAAGATGCTACTTATGCCGTAGATCATTGTGGTGCCGACTGGAACGAACAGGCTGCGATAAGAGCAAAAAATTATATCAATTCCATGTCTTTCTCTCGCTCCGGTCTGATTGAACAGCTGGAGTTTGAGGGATTTAGCCAAGGCCAAGCGGAATACGGAGCCACTGCTGTGGGATATTGATGTGCGGCCCTGTTCACAACCGCATTATACAACTGCTGATTGTATCGCGTCAAGCGCATTTAATCGCGCAAAAATGCGCGAAAAATTTAGCATTTTCGCTGAATCGTTGAAATTTACGCTGACTTTTTACTAAATACGCGCGTTTCGTGCGAACAACGCGCAAAATATGCGCGATATTATTCGCGGTTGCAAGGTTGTTGCAATTTTTGCAACAGGTCAGCCGCAAGCTCCCCACCGGGTGCGTCTGCTGCGGCGTGGAGAGCCTGAATAGACTTTGCCTTGCGGGTTACATAAAGGCAGGCCCAGTCCTTACCCTCCGGCGGCATATCCTCATAGCAGGCCAGCGCGGCGCGAATGTGGGTGCAAAACAGCTGCATCTTGTCCATCTTTAGTCCTCCCAGGGCTCAGGTGTGCGCGTGGTGCCCGTCAAAACGGTTGCGGGCATTCCATCGATGATGGTCATTTCGGTTTCTTTACCGTTTCTTTGCTCAAAATCCATTTCGCTTTCTCCTTTCTTTTGTGCACATCTACGATTTATAAACCAAATTCTACCATGCGCCGTTGGAAAATAAAATACGGATAAAATTTGTCGAATGGCGCAGATTTTTTCTGCGCCATTTTTTGTTAAAAATACGCCGATATTATGGGGGTGAAAGTATGAGTTATTTTACGGCAAGCCAAATCGGAAAAGCGCTTGCAAAAGCACGGGTGTCTGCCCGTCTGAGTCAAGCGGAGATCGCAAGGCGCATCGAAAAAGGAGAGCGCACCGTGCAGAGCTGGGAAAAAGGATGCACCAGCCCGGACAGTGACGAGATCATGGACTGGTGCACGGCGTGCGGGGTGTCTCCCATATCTGTTTTCATGGAGATGACCCACCCGGATCTGTACAAAGTGCCGGATGACGGCAAGGCCGACGATGAGCTAAACGCGGAGTTGCTCCGTCTCGTAGTAAATCTGCCGCCGCTGACGAAAAGGCTACTCCTCTTCATACTGAAAGGCAGTCACGGCAGCAGCCCGCCTGCTGTCATATCGGAGATAGCTGCAAACTTGCACTGCCCGCTCAACAACAGGGCAAGCGTGTGCGGGACCATCATAGACCAGTATACCTATGCGCAGATCGCGGGCCTTGACCCATGCCCGGACGCTCCGCAGCCTCCCATTGACGACCTGAAGATCAACTACAAGGCCGGAAGAGCCGCTGCTGAAAATGGCGCATTCGGATATATCGGGCAGAAAAATGAGTAAGCCATGAAATGCGTGAGACCATGCTGCAGGAAAGAGATCCCGGATGGTGCTTCTTTTTGTCCGTGGTGCGGGAAGAAGCAGCCGGAAGCCGCCCCGCAGCAAAGAAAAAAGCGCCGCCGCCCAAAGGGCAGCGGCACAGTGTACCCTTGTGTATGGAGGTGTGGATTTTATGAAAAAACGGGTCAACACGGCATTTTGGGTGGAAAAGGAAAAGCGCTGGTGCATCGCGGTTCAGAAGAACGGCACCCGCAAGCGGTTTTACAGCAGCACGCCGGGCCGCACCGGCCAGCGTGAAGCAAACGCAAAAGCGGATGCATGGCTTGATGATAGCATCCGTGACGGGAAAAAGAAGGTCAGCGTCCTTTATTCAGAGTGGGTGGAAGAGCTGAAGCTGACTTGCGGGACGTCCTATGTGACACAATGCCAGCGTTACGGAGACTGCTACATCCTGCCGACCTGTGGGAATATCCGCATTGACGAGTTAACCGAGGGCGATCTTCAAAAGGCAATTGACGTTTCGTTCCGGAAGCGCTCACAGAAAAAGAACCAGCGCAAGCCCATCTCAAACCAGCCGTTGAGCCGAAAGACGCTTATGACGATCCGGGCTGCGGAAACCGCCTTTGTCAAGTGGTGCCGAAGAAACAAGTACACGACGCTACACCCTGACCTGTCTATCCCGAAGAATGCCAGGATGGGGAAACGCACGATCTTGCAGCCCACCGCCTTGAAGACCCTGTTCAGCGTAGACACCCGCACCTACTATGGAAAGCCGGTATTTGATGAATATATCTACGCCTACCGCTTTGCAGTTGCGACCGGCCTACGCCCCGGGGAGCTGATTGGTCTCTGGTATGGTGACATCAAGGGGAACACGGTCAATCTTCGGCGCAGCATCAACGTGCACCGGGAGCAGACCACCGGAAAGAATGAAAACGCCATCCGCTCTTTTGACATGGGAAAGGAAGCACGGGATGCCTATGAGGCGCAGGTACAGCTCCTAAAGGCTCAAGGCATACTGCTGAACTACAATACGCCGCTGTTTCAGATCCCGTCAGAGCATACGCTCTATCGCCGCTGGGAATCGTATCAGGAAGCAAACGGGCTTGAGCCGAAAGTCTCACTTTACGAGCTACGGCACACTTTTGTCAGCGTTGAATCAAGCGTCCTGACTGACAGCCAGCTGAAGATGCTTGTAGGTCATAGCAAGAACATGGACACTGCCGGAGTGTATCGGCACGAGCTTGACGGTCAGAGGGAAGACCTTGCTGCCGCTACCACCGCGGCATTCAAAAAGGCACAGGCCTGACTCTGGTAACATTTTTGGTAACACTCTTTTTTGTAAACGTAGCAAAATACATGGGTTACAAACCAACTCCACTGCCTTTTTAGCAAGTGTTTAGGCGCGTTGCAGATATGCTTTTGACATCACTCAATCATTTTTTGTTGTTCGACTCCCATCGCCTCCACCATGAAGAAAGAACGTCATTTCGTTTAGAAATAACGTTCTTTTCTTTATCATGGTAACATTTTTGGTAACACATCGCTGAAAAACAGCTTTATAAACGCAAAAACATCCCCGAGGAACCGTCAGGATCCCCGGGGATGGCGCTATGTATGGCCGTTTTGGGCAGCGCGGCCACGGTGGTGATACCGGCGGTGATCACTCAGACAAAGAGACAATCTTCCGCATTACTAGCTCATACTCTTTCGGGTACACCATCTTTATTGCTTTCATGTGCTCGTCAAGCACCTGCATCAGACCGCCAAATGGCACAGAGCTGGCAGCCGCCACAAAGTCGCTTTGCGGTTCCGCTGCCGTGGAGTACGCCGCTCGGTAATCCGTGGGTGGAAATGCCCGGGTCTGCGTTTCAGGTGTGTGCGCTTCTTCCAGCTCGTCCCGCACAGTGCAGAGGGCGGCAAGCTTTTCCACGCTCTGCCAGTCCGTCGAACCGCATTTCAGCTTGTGAATGTGGGTGTTGATCTCGTCAATGTCCATGCCTGCCGCCCCCTTTCTTATGCGTTGCGCAAGATGTCAGCGGCCCGCTTGTAGGCGTCACGCTCTGCACCGGTGGCCTCCTGCATCATGTCCTCGATGTCAGAGATCATACGCTCACGGCCATCCGTGCGGGAGTAGTGCCCGCGCACATAGTGACGGCCTCGGTTGGCATAGCTGTTGCCCCGGTTGTAACCGTTTCCGGCATCATGGCCGAAAGTCCCGCGCATGTCAGCTTCCCACTCGCCCGCACGGCTGTACTCGCCGCCCTCGCAGTAGTCCTCGATGCGGTGGATGTCCAGAATGATGTCCACGATCTCGCCGATCATCTCAACATCACCCGGGGATCGGTTCTTTTTGTCGGTCAGCTCCATGAGCTCTTCGCACATCTCATCCTTCAGATGATTCAGTTTATCCAGCATGACTTTATCTCCTTTCTTATGCAACCCGCTCAACAATCAAATTGCTGTTTGCAATGCTGACTGCCTGCGTACTGGTGTTCTTAACCGCCACGGTCACGCAGCAGCCGCGCGGCACCTCGATGAACGCGGCCACGAAAACGTTGAAGAAATTTTCGACTGCCGCCGGGGTGACAATGGCTGTCGCACTGGTCAGCGACTCACCGCCGACAGCCAGCGCAACGGAAATGGGTCCAACAGTGCCGCCGGTGGGAATGGCGATATTGCCGCCAAAGCTTACCTTGAAGCGCGCTTTGCATTGATTGGTCAGACCCCGCAGGGTCACAAGGCCGCTGCCCTCACGGTGCATGATGCAGGCAGGGGCTTTCACCGCGGTCTCAGTCAGGGGAAGGTTTTCACCCGCCGCCACGATGACGGTGTTGGAGTTGCTAAATTCAGCCATTATCCGAAACCTCCTTTTCTGCACAAACAGGCGAATTTACCGCATAAACGGTTTTTAAGATATCCATCCAAGAATTGGATGGATCTGCTTTTTCCGTATCAAGCAGGGTTTTCAAAATGAAAACATAAGTGTTCAATTCCATCATGCTCATTTTGTTCTTATCCATGCTGTACAGATAATCTACAAACTGCTGTTTCAGCTCTGCTACGGTCATTCAAATACTCCTTTCATAGAAAAACGCCGGGACTTTTGCCCCGGCGCTCTGGTTTGCAAAATCAGCTCAGGGGCTGAACATTTTCCATTTTGGAAAAAGTTGCCGTGATTCGGTTATGCGCAGTTGCCGCAGCCGGTCCCACAGCCATAGTAAATGGCGTTGGGGTTGGGCACCTGATAGGCAGGCACGGGAGCTTTCTGCTGCAGAGTCCCGATGATCTGGTTGGTCTGCGCGTTCATCGCGGTGGTCAGGAACGCGCTCTGGCGATCCTGAGAAGCAGCCCGGCGCAGCTCGTTGTTCTCGCTCTGCAGGGTGGCGATCTTATCGTTGGTCAGGAAGTCGAGCACCGCGCGGGTGTTGCTGTTCTGATTCTCGATGATGTCCCGGGTGTTGTTGTTCATGGCGTTCTGCGTTGCGCAGAAGCCCTGCTGCATCTGGTTCCGTGTGTCGCACTCCTGAGTGGCCAGATTGTAGTTAACGCCTTGGATCGCGGTCTGGGTCTTGCAGCAGCAGTCTGCCAGCTGTGTAGCCAGAGCATTCTGACCCTGCATCAGCGCAACGTTGGTGCCGTTGAAGCCCTGCTGCATGGCGTTGGTGACACCGTTCAGGCCCTGCTGCACGCCGTTGAAGCCCTGAAGCATCCCGGTGTTCATGGCATAGAAGCCGTCACACAGGCCGCTTTCCAGCCCGTTCAGCTTGTTCATGACGCTCTGGTTGTCGAAGCCGCGCTGCAGGTCCGCCTGTGTTACGGCGCTGGTCATATAAGGCGAAGCGCCGCCCATGCCGCCGCCCCAGCCAAAGCCGCCCATGCCGCCCCAGCCGAACATGCCGAAAATCAGGAAGAGGACGATCCAGCCCATCCAGTCGCCGCCCCAGCCGTTGAAACCGTTGCTGTAGCCGTTGGCGGGCTGTACCGGCATGGTCAGAACCGTGCTATCAGAAGAAAGAGACATAGTTTTACTCCTTTACGTTAGATTTTTAAATTTATTCTAAATGCGGCCGCATTTCAGAATCCAAACATGTTTTTCATGCCGTTGAGCATTGGCGCAATCTGCTGTGCCCGCTGCTGAATGGCGTTGAGCTGCTGCTGTGAGAGCTGGCCGGAGGTGAGCATCTGGTTTATCATCTCCTGCGGGTTCTTGCCCTGCATCTGGCCCATAAACTGCTGGAACTGCCCGCCAATGGGGTTCTGGGTCTGTCGGCCCATCGAGTTATACAAGCTGCTGCTCATCGTTTAGCCCTCCTTTTCCGGATCTGGTGCTTCCTGCTTCTCCAACGCCGCCAGCTTTGCCGCCAGCGCGTCAAACTCCTTGCGGGTGACATACTCCCCGCCTGCGGCTTGCGTGGCTGCAATCGACGCTTTGGGGCCTCCGGTGCGTTCCTTGTAGTCGTAGATGCGGAGCGGGAACGGCCTGCCGTCCTGCCCAACTTCTTTGATGTAAAAGGTATCGGAATCAGCATCCAGTAAAAGCACCCGGCTCCCGTTGGCGACCAGATAGCCCCGGGCCGCTGCTTCGCCTTGCACCCAGATAAAGCCGCTGTCAGTCGGTGCGGCCTGCCCCTGCATTGTCGATATCATGACGGGCTGGGGCTGGTACTGTGCTGCCCTGAGCTGTTCAAGCTGCCCTTGCGGCTGTTGCGGGTAAAACACTTGCGGGTATCCGTTATAAATCGGCATCGTTTTCCTCCTTGTACCAGTAGTAGATCGGGCATTCCGCGCCACTGTCCCAGCTGTCCCACCACTTGCCGTCGATGACGGTCAGAACGTGGCCGGAGCAGCCCAGCACATACACACCGCGAGGGTACTCCCGAGCAAAATCCGCCACGGTGTAACAGATGGCGCAATCCGCTTCAACCATGCGGCGCTTGAACCCGCGTTTTTGGAGGTATGCGCCCCATGTGCGGTTGGCGCTGGGCATATCGCCGATGATAAAGCCAGTAAGCGCAAGCCCAAGGTAAGCTTTTTCCCAGTCTTGGCCCGTTGCGGCTGCCACGGCCCGCACTGTGCAGTCTCCAACGCTGTTTCCGTGCGGGTTCGGGTTAAACTTGTGCCACATGGTGCGCCCCTCCCTTTGCGCCCATAGTACCTTTTCTGCCGAATCCGTGCGTTAAACGAACGCCAAACAAAGGACAAAAAAGAAAAGCGCCCACACAGCACAGGACTGTGTAGGCGCTCAATTATTTGCACTCAATGAGTATAATATTTTCAAAAAGCGCTTGACGTTTACACTCATTGGGTGTATAATAAGGACAGTGAAAGACACAAGCTCACAACAACATGGAGGTACATTATGAGAAACGCTATTGAAATCGCCGCTGATATCCGCAAGTCAGATGTCTGGGATTACGAGCTGTGCGCCGAGCTGTGCAAGGCAGCTGACATGGAAGAAGAGTGGGAAGCTGCATCCGCTGGCGATTACGACTGGAACGACTCGAATCGCGGCCCCTCGTTTGAAGAAGTCGTTGAAGCCGCTGCTGAAAAACTGGGCGTTGAGATCTACTAAATAAAAAATCCCCCTCCCGATGCTTGCCACACCGAACGGGGGATTTTGTGAAAGACACCTCACACGGAGGTGTGCAATTATCCTATCACACGAAAGAAAGGAAGTCAATCATGTATACCAAAGCAGAGCTTTTTTCAATGGCCGCAGAGCAGCCGAAGGAAATCTTTGTCAACAACATCACTCTGAGCGTACCAGACGATGCTGACAGCTGCCTTGATCTGGATGCTGAGAAGGAAAAGCTGTCCTCCATCTGGGATCTGGCGCACTTGTCTATGCGTGAGCTGGTAGCCCGCACTGGCCTGTCTCAGACCGCTTTTGCAAAGCGGACGGGTATCCCGCTGCGCACGGTGCAGAACTGGTGTGTCAGCACCCGCGACTGTCCGGCATACGTTCGCTTCCTGCTGACCGAGCACTATGGGCTGATCTGAGGGGGATTCCGGTATGGCAGCAAAAGATTTGACGGGTCATACTTTTGGGAGCTGGATCGTGATAGGTGCATCCAAAAAGAGCGGCTATGTGAAGTGCCGCTGCAAGTGCGGCACAGAAAGAGATGTCCTTCGAGAATCCCTGACCCGAGGGGCAAGCAAGTCCTGTGGGTGCGTTCATACCAGGAGCGAGGCCCAGCTCAAGATGGACGAGCGGAGAAAAAAAGAGGGAGACCTTACTGGAAAGCGGTTTGGGCGTTGGACTGTCTTGCATCGTGCGGAAAAAGATGGGTATTTTACATGCCAGTGTGAGTGTGGCACTATAAAAGATGTGTATCGGCATAGCCTTATGTCCGGAATGAGCACAGGCTGTCAGCATTGCGCTTTCTCGCATAGCGATGCAATGAAGAGCGCAGCAGCCCAAAAATCCGCCAAAGCAAAAAAATCCGCTATCGAAAAGTACGAAGGGAAGACTGTGAGCGGCTGGAAGATCATCGAAATCCTACCCCCTCGAAAGCCAGACGTATCCATGTGGTGCAAAGCAGTCTGCCCGCAGTGCGGAAAAATCGTTGAAGTCAGACTTTCAAACATAACACGTACTAACCCTATACTTCGGTGCTCCGACTGTGCCCGTGACATGAAAGACAAGGTCGATGTCATCCACAGCGTCACCCAGGTGGATGGCTCTTCCCTCTCCTCTGTGAAATCGCGGATGGGCGGAAAGGTCAACCGGAACTCCAAGACCGGCGTAAACGGCGTTGTAAAAAGGCCGAACGGGCGGTACTTTGCCTATATCAACTTCAAAAGGAAACAAATTTATCTCGGCCTGTACGAAAGCCTTGACGATGCGATTGCCGCCCGGAAAAAGGCGGAAGCGGCGATTTATGGCGAGTATCTTGACCAGCATGAAGGTTGGGAAGAAGAGCTTGCAAGCCGTCTCGAAGAACTCAAAAAAGAGAAAAAATAGAAAAACCCCCGATGCTCCAAACGGAACACCGGGGGTTTGCTTTACTCAAAAACTTTTGCAATGCTTTTCAGCCGATAGCCTATTGCCGTCCGGCTGTAATGCGTCTGTGCTGCAATGTCCGGCAGCGGAAGCCGCTCAACGTACCGCAAAAGAGCTATCTTTCGGTCTACCCTCCCAAGCGGTGCGGTTTTGATGGCGGCGGTCATCTGCTGTCGGTCAAGCCCTTGCAGCGCAGCGGGCAGCACTACACGAGCCGCCGCCACAGGTAGCACCGAGCCAGAAAGGCTGCGGCAGCTGTCCGGCGTTGCGCACCATATTGCCAAGCACGGCAAACTCGTATGTTTTCGCGAGGCCACGAAAACGTGCGCAGACCATTTTCGTGATATCACGAAATTGCTCTTGTGCGGCGTACATTTTGTTGGTGTCAACAAAATGCTCGTATGCAGTGCTACTCATGGTTTTACTCCTTATCTGCCCGCTTTTCGATGCACTCGCCATATTTGTCAAGAAGGCAATCTTTGCAAAACTCTCGATTGTCGCCTTTCAGGTTGCACACCTTTTTACGCTTGCGGGCTTGATTCATAGCGTTTGCAGAAGCGGCAATAATCCCACACATAGGTACAATCATATAATCCTCCTTACTGCTTTTGCAGCGCCGCTTTCATGCGGTCAAAGAAAAACTGGATAATGATGCCGATAGTCTCATCGGTGATGGCCCAGCTGATAAGCCTGCCCCACTTGCTGGCGCTGAGGGCCGTGCGGAGCATCTGCGCCACCCACGCCTTACGTTCTGCGCCTCTCTTGGTGCCCTGAATCTCCTGCTCTGCCCTTGCAATGAGGTCGAGCACAGTGCCCTTGACAGCGGCACCATAGCCCAGCCGGATGCAGCCCAGTGCATAGAACGCAAGGCCGCCCAGCATGAGCACGAGGGCCACAGGTGCGGGAAGTGCGGTCAAAAGGTTACGAATCGCTTCCATGATTGGTAACTCCTTTCAAAAGATAGTTGTCGATGTCGGTGCGGCTCTTCTGCATCCCCTCGCGATTGTTGCCGGACAGCTGCGCATCCAGAAGGTTGCGCACCCCGTCGAGGGTCAGACGGCTCACCTCGTCAATTTCTTCAAAGCGGCGCAGATCTCGGGCAAGGGCCTGCGTGTGTTGGAGCTGGCCCTGCTCTAAGGTGCCGATGCGCTTGTTCATCTCATCCAGCCGCTTGTTCTGCACGTTGTCCGGTTCCTGCGCCTTTTTGATGTACTTGTGAATGATTTCCAGCACCTTGTCAATGGTGATGGCTGCAGCACACAGGCTACCCAGGATGCCAAGCACCCACAGCAAAGCTTCTTTTTCGGTCATTTGTCCTCCCGGAGACGGGTCAGACCCTTCTTGCGGATGATTTTCGGGTAGTTGAGGGTGGTCACGTTGAAGTCAACGTTGCCGGAGATGCCCGGCACGCTGCCTTTGCTGGTGTGCTGGTGAGCGGTGTACTTAAAACTAACCTTGGGGGTCTTGCCGGTGTAGTCCGCCAGCCATACGTCCCACCGCCCTGCAAGCCTTGCCATGTCCAGATGGACGTTGGCGTAGCTCGTGTAGGTGTAGAGCTGGGCGTAGAACCCCATCTTCTCGATCTGCTCAAGATGATAGGCTGCCAGATTGGATAAGTCCCCATAGGGCATCCCGGCAAGACTCGGCGATTCCAGATCCACTGCCACCGGCATGGTCATCTCTTTCCCGACCAGGGCCTTCCGCAGCACGGCAAGCTCCCGGTCTGCCAGCTTCTCGCAGGAGGCGTTGGTGTAGTAGTACACGCCCACGTCCAGCCCTGCCGCTTTTGCGTTGGCATAGTTGTCCTCGAAGGTGGGGTCGATGTAGGGCACACCGTTGCGGTTCCCTACGGCCCGCAGCATCACGCCTTTGTAGCCTGCCGCTTTGACCTTGCGCCAGCCGTCGAGGGTAATTTTGCCCTGCCACAGACTCACGTCAATGTACCGGTAAGGCGGTTCCCCTGCCCACCCGGTCACGGTGTCCACAGTGGGCACGTCCGGTGCAGGGGCAGGCTCTTCCTTGTCGGCGCTGTCACCGGCAGCGTGAGAGAGGACGGAGAAAATATCCCGCAGGAAGTCAAGCATTACTTTCCACCTCATAAAATCCCTCCTCCGTCAGCTTTGCCAGCACGGCATCCTTGTACCGGTCAGGCACGTTATCGATGGTAAAAGCGCCGTCAAAGCGGTGCAGCTTGATTTGGGTCACATAGAACAAAACCATAACATCCTCCTTATTGTGCAGCCAGCAGGTCGAGCATAGCCGCTTCCAGAGCAGCAAGGCGCTCTTCTGCGGTGGGCAGCTGTGCCTTTTCCTCTGCTTCCTTGCGGGCCTTTTCCTGTGCGGCCAGCTCTTCTGCGGTGTACAGCACATACCGCTGCACTTCCACCTCTTCGTCGTAGGCATCCTGTGCGGCCACGCCGGGCACGTCAACCACCTTGCGGACATCACGACCTTTTTCACGACCATCTGCGTCATAGTAGATTGCAGGGGTTCCGTCCGGCAAGGTTTCGGTCTCGTAGTGGCTGACCTCTTCCACGCCCGCCACAGCATCGTGGTGGACAGTCTGGGTCTCCTGCTTGAGGTAGCCTTTCGTCAGGTCGGGGGCTTCGATGGGGTTGCCGTTGCTGTCAATAATTTTCATGTGTGCTCCTTTCGGTTATGCCACTCTGCGCCATATATACGCGGAGTAGTAGGGAGGAATATTGTTATGAGGTGAATTAGACCCAAAAGACATTCTTATTTGCCGAGCACAATTCGATTCGTCTGTTTTATTGTTCGGTCGGAACCCCCCAGTAGACATTTGGCCAAGACTAAATACACCATGTGCTCCGGTTACAATACCCTGATTATTTCCGTCTGATTGAAAATCAAAATTATCAGTTATATTCGGTAATTCGCCTTCTGTTAGTGTATGTTCTGCTTCGCCCCCCGTACTCCCTGCCTGGTAGGTATCGCTTGCGCCCATGATAAATTTGCCCTCAATGCGCTCCCATGTGCCGCCGTAAAGCTCGGCCGGGCTGGTTGCGTTTTCGCTGATGTACAGACTGCCCACGGGGTGGTCCCGCTCGACTACCGCCGCAAGGACTTGCTGATAGATAGCATAGGCATCAGGGCCAATGCCGTTTTTGAGTTCTCCTAGTGCCATTGTTTCTCCTTTCAGTCGGTACGAAGCCAAGTGTAAGTAAAGTATGCCGGGGGTTGGACAGTATTGGATGCGCCGTAAATGGAGTTGGAAGCAGATGCGTTAAAAAACACTACATCGCTTTTGTATGCATTACCGGTTTCTGTCATTGAATTATTTATATTGTTAGAAGTTTGAATTGAATGTGCAAATAGCTTACCATCCCCGCCTGTAATCGAACCGCCCACAAACTCGTTTCCAGACATGTGGGGTCTTGCCTCAAAAGAGCCCTTGATATTCGGCAGTCCAGCCTCTACCGTTGTACCAGCCAGGTGCGTATCACTTGCGCCCATTAACACCCTATCTTGCGCAATCTTTTCCCACGTGCCGCCGCCAAAAGTCACAGCCGGGTTTTCCGGGCTGATGGTCTGATAGATACTACCCACAGGATGTGCCGCAAGCAGGAAGTTGGAATAGATGGAGCCGTCACCATAGAACTGGCCACCATACTTGATGGGATACCACCGGGCGGAAATTTCCGCAGTCGGAATGTTGTGTGCACGGATACGGATAGCTCCGGTTCGAGTTTCGGGGTTTACAAGCATAGCTTTACCGGCTACGTCTGCACTTGCAGGGTCAATGCTGACAGATACCACAGTCGTGGACGTAACATCTGCTGTAATGTCAATGTAATGCGGATACTCTGCAACTTCTGTGTCTGTTTGCCATCCCGTGATCGGAATAGAAAGATCATGTGGAACGACGGAGTCTGCTTTGCCTGCCAGAGCATCACCGGTAGCCTTTGCGTCCGCAGGGGCATTTTCGATGCTCAGGGTTTTATCGGTACTCACGATCGCCGATGCACGGTTTGCAGCCTCTTCTGCGGCCTGCTGATTCTTGGCAGCTTTTTTCTGGCTCGCATCTGCCTGCGTTGCAGACGTGGAGGCCTCGCTGGCTTTTGTTCCAGCGGAGGATGCAGAAGCAGCAGCGTCCTCTTTGCTCTTTTCTGCGGCCTGTTCAGATGCTTTTGCTTCGGTAGCAGCGGTCTGAGCCGCCTCGGTGGAGCTTGCCACCTCCTGCAAAGCGCCAGCCTTAGCGTTGCCGATGTCAGTCAGTGCAGCGTCTTTTGTCTGGGTGATGGCCGTGGTGGCCGTAGTCTGGGCTTGCTGGACAGCGGCCACAGAGTCCGCTTTCTGCTGGTCGATGTTTGCCACAGCATCGGATGCCTTTTTTTCGCTGGCTGCCGCCGCTTCTGCTTTCTGGGTGGCTGTGGCAGCGAACTGCTCCACATACTCGCCCATCTGGGCGATGTCTTCCCGGACTTCCACACCTTTTTTTGCGGTACGGATGCCCGAGATGACTTCCGGAAAAGTCTTTGTCATAAACTGATCACTCCCGTAGGTACATCATAGATGGTATCTGTTTCAAAATCAAAGGTATCCCAGAGCCAATCCGCACCCGCATCTGCGGTGACATTTCTTTTGTACGGATTGCAAGTGCCCTCTATGGTAAAGGCCATATCATGTCGGTTTTTCTCACTGGGGTCTACCCGCCAAATGCCCTGCCAGTACCAGGCACTGTCCTCATCAAAAACGCACCGAAGCCACTTGCCCTGTAAGGCATTTTCAAGGGCGCTTTGGATGGTCGTCCATTGCTTTTTCGGAGACTTACAGATAAGCTCCAGCTTGATGGTGCGCTGCTTGTAGTGCACTTCCCCATCCAAAGCCCTGGACAGGTCTAGGATAAAGTCAGAGCCCGGGACATTGACAAGCATCGTCTCTGGCTCTGCACCGGATATCATAGGGCTGCCCACCTTCAGATAAAGGCCAAGGTCTTTGAGGGTATGGATATTTCCGATCTGTGCGCCCATCAGCATTTGAGCTCACCTCCGCTGTAGATCACGGCCAACTGCTCCGGGGTCAGAGGGCTGTATACCAACTTTTCTCCGTCCCACACATAGTGCGAGCCGCCATCCTCCCAGTCCTCCGGGAACTCATCGAAGACCATGCAGTTGTCTGGGAGAGGGTTCGGGATTACTTCTTCAACGCCCCATCCGCCACTGTAAATGCGGCCATCGGAGCACACCTTGCACATAAATTTACAGCCGGGTACTTTCATCTGTCCTTCACCTCACATAAAACCGTATAGTTCTCGTGGCATACAGAGGGAGTCATTTTGTGTCCACCCGTCAGAGCCGGGGCTTTCCAGGTCGATGCTGAAATTCGTCGGCACTACTGCTGGGGTGTAGTTGTTGCCAGTGACATAGTTCGATGTGCGCTCACGACCGGGTCCGAAAGTGATGCCCCCTGAGTTGACCCGCACCGTCCGCATGTGAGTGGTGTTCCACGGGTAAGTCATGGCGTATTCCACGCCATTGACCGGGATGACCATGGTCACACATCCGGCAGTGCCGCCGCTGGCCCACCATGTGGATCCTTTCTTGCTGGTATAGGTCAGATACACAGCAGAAAAATCGGACAGGTCCAGCGGGATTGTCTGTGCTCCAAAAGAGCTGTTGTCCCCAAAGTCCCAGATACGGGCGTTTCGGATGCCGTAGAAGGTAATCTTTCCGGAGTCGATAGTGCAGCTGCCGTTGCCGTCTGTGATGGAAATGCTATCCGACTTGATGTTGACCATGCTGGAACCGGAAAGCACTTTTATGCCGTCGTTGGTGATCTGCACCCTTTTGTTGGGCAGCTGGTCATGCCGGACGATAAGGCCGTTTTCCGGGGTAAACTCCAGAAAATTTGTGGCCGTTTTGGCCGCTTCGCCAGCTTTTTTGTCCACCTCGTCCACTCTTTTGTCGTTAGACTTCTGGTACTTGAAAAGCTGGTTAAGAGTGCTCTGCTGATATTTTTCAGCGGATGCCGTATCCTCATCCAGCAGGTTGGTGCGGCCCAGGTTGGCCACTTGTCGGTCGGTCAAAGTCTGCCGGGTCATGCCGAAGGTATACTCCTTTTTGTCCGGCTGATCCAGCGGTTCCACCAGCTTTGTGCACAGCATGATGACATCGATGCTGTGGGGCTTGCTGATAATGTGGGCATAGCTGGCAAAAGTCAGCCTGTCCTTGTCATAGCCCGCATCTCGCAGATCCACAGCCTTGACGGTGTAGCTCGTCACCATCAAGCTGTTTTTCTGAAGATCCTGCACGCCTGCAGCAAAGGTGTCGTTGTCGCTGTCGGTGTCATACTCGCCCAGGGCTGACACGATGCCAAACTTCTGGGCCGCTGCATCATTCTGGATCCATCCGCAGTCGCCGTCACTGCTGTCCAGCCGGTACGAATACCCTTTTGGCAGATACTTACTGACGGTCGCCGCGTCCGTTCCAGAAATGCCATAGCGCTCTTCATGGCTTTCTGTGTACTTTTCACCCCACCACAAAAATTTCCACTTCCACTTTGTCTCCTCGACCGTGTGCTTGCTTCCCATGGGATACACACGGGTAAAAAGACTGTTGGTATCGGTTTTTTCTGTGAAATCCAGCAGGTTTACGCCATACTCAATGGTTTGGTCGACCAAACGGTCGGCCTCGAAAGACTGATCGCAATAATTTAAGACGTTATTACCCGTGGCGGGGTTGTAGGTACAGTAGGCATATCCGCCGTACACCTTGAGCACCATCTTGTCGATGATGTCCCAGGTGCTGCCGTAGTCTTCGCCCACACCGTAGCTGTCCCGGTCTCCATAGTGCACAACAAGATCACCCAGTGCCGCGGTGACAGTGCCCAGCTCGAAGCGTTTCATCTCCATGCTGCCGCACTGCTGGTTGTGGGCATCGATGAGGTGCTGCAAAAACTGCGCCAGCTTTCCCTCGTAGTTAAAAGGGGTGATTGCGCTGTCATTGAAGTAAGACAAAGCGCCCTCGCAGTATATGACGCGCCGGTTGTACCAGTCTGCCTCATGGCTCAGGACACGCCCGCGCCAGATCTCTTTATCGTCCTGTTCAACGGTGATGCAGGTGGACATCTTTTGCAGGCTCTCATACTGCTCATGGTCGCGCGTCATGGTAAAAGAAAGGCTGCCGCCCTTGCTGACCTCTCGGGTCAGCTTGGGAGACAGCACAAGGGCATTGCGGTTATTGGGAGCGTAGATCAGGCGCTTGTCGTCGGGGTTGCCAAAGGGATATGCAAAAATTTTGTACAAATTTTAATTTCCCCTTTCTGCCAGCGTGGCCAGATGGCCCAGCTGTGCATCAATAGAAGGTGCCAGTGCGCCCACCAGCGTGCCGTCGTCCAGCTTGATGACGGTGTTTGCCGTCTGGGGAAGGTACTGCTGCACCACGTTGTACAGCGCGTCCACGGACTGCTGCATTTTCTGCTGGTAGGACGAAAGCCGCCCGTTTGCCGGGCTTTCGCCGAACGCATAGCCGTCGGTGCGGAAATCGTACCCGGCAAAGCTGCGCTGGCTGCCGTACCAGTAAGCGTTCTGAATGTCCTTGTAGGAAAGCGTCGTGCTCTTGCTGTCAGTGCTTTCCTTTTCGCCGTTTTTACTGCCCAGCCATGCGGCCAGACCGATACCGCCCGCCACAGCAGCCACACCCAGGATGGCAGCCAGCACAGGGTTGGATGCCACAAGCGAGACGATTTTGCCCAGACTGCCCATGATAGAGGTGGCCATGCTGGACACCCCGCTGGCGACGTTGGCCAGCTGGGCACCTGCCCCACCGGATGCGCTCAAGCTGGACAGGATGGAGCCAAAGCTTTGCACCGCTGTCCCCGCTTCTGTTGCGCTGGCAGCAATGCCGTCCGTAAAGAGCGATTTGATGGTATCGAAGGCCGCTTTTACGCCGCCCCCACTGTACGCGTCATTGATGACACTCAGCGCATCCACCGCCCACTTGGAGATAAGCTCCCGCTGATCCTGCGATACCTCGCCCCAGATGAGATTTGCCACGTCTGTAGCCAGCCCGGCCCAGTTGCGGTTTTTCAGGTCGGCGAACGTGTTTTGCAAGCGGCCAAAGATGCCGTTTGACCACTGCTTCTGCGCATTGCTGAGGTTCTGGTCAATGCGGCTTTGCAGCTCCGTCACGGACAAAACCACATCGTCACAGGTCTTTTGCGTGGTCGTGGTCACTTTTCCGGCCGCATCGGTCACTTTCTTTGTGACCGATTTGATGGTCTTCTCCGTGCCGTCCACCACTTCTTTCCAAGAGTCCGTGATGGTCTCCACGGTCTCCTTTGTGGTGCCCTTGAGCTTTTTGGTGGTGCCGTCGTAGACGTTGTAGGTATTGTCGGCAGTCTCCACCACGCGCTGGATGTTACCCACAATGTTGCCCGTTCCGGCAAGGATCTGCTTCGACGTTTCGGTGACGGTATCCGCCAGCTTTTTGGTGTCAGCAGCCGCTTTGGCGGTAGATTTTTTGCTTTTTCCGCCGCCTGTGCCGCTCGAGGCAGTGATACTGCTCCCGCCGTTCCCGGCGGCTGCAGCCGCCTTTGCCTGCCGTTCCGTCCAGCTTTCGTTGTAGATGCCCTTTCCGTTTTTAGCGTCCTTCCGTCGGCGGTCGTAGTTGCTCTGGCTGTTTTTGTCAGAGCGGTACTGCTTGTATCCTTCGTCACTGTTCTCGTACCCCGCGTAAGCATTCTTCCCGAGGGCTTTGTTGAGCTTGAAGCTCAATTTATCGAGAACGCCGATTCCGGCAGAGCCAAGCTCTCCAAATTTCTTGATGACGGAGTTGATGGGGTTGTTCAGTTCCAGAATTGCCTCGCCGAGCCCCTTCCAGCCGTCCGTCTTGTAAGCTTCGATGGCCGCCACGGTCATATCGTTGAGGTTGGAGATTACCACACCGATTCCGCTGCTGAGGTCGCCCGTCATGAGCCCGGCCAGCTGGCTCACGTTGTCCTTCAGGGTGGAAACGCGGCCATTCATGGTCTGGCTTTGGGTGTCCATGGCGTTGTAATAGCGCCCGCCCTCTTCGCTGGCGGCGATAAGGGCCTCAGATAGCAGGTCATAGCTGATGGTCATGTTCTGGACTTCCTGCACCGTTTTCCCGGTGTAGTCAGCCAGCACCTGATAAACGTTGATGCCTGCATAGGCAAACTGCTTGATGTCGATTGCGGACGCTTTGCCCACATTGGCGATCTGCTGCAGATTAGCTGCCATGCGGGAAAGCTCCGCGTTGCCTCCGCCGGTGGCGGAAACAGCATCGCCAAGCGCCATGATGACCTTGCGGGAGTAGCCCGCGTTTTCACCGGCGCTGATGAGCAGTTGGTTTGCCTGCGTCAGCGAATCCACGCTGAACGGAGTGCGGGCTGCGTCTTCTTGAATGGCCGCCATGGCCTCATTGGCCGCCTGTGCGTCGCCCAGCATATTGGTCAAACCCACGCGGTAACTCTCGATTTGGGCGTTGTACTCGATGCCGCTCTGGATGAGACTTTTCGCAGCGGCAAGAGCGGCAGAGTGGAGCTTTGAGAAAAAGCCCGCCATGACCGTGCCTTGTGCAATAGCACCGGCCAGAGACTTGCTGGACATTGATGCGGCATCCCCAAAGCTGCTCATGTACCCTTCCGCAGTCCTTAGCCCCTGTGCCGTGGTATTGAGTTGGGCCTGAGCTTCTTTCAGCTTCCGGGCAAATTCCTTAGTTTCTTTGGAGGTTTCCCCGGTCTCTCTCCGTGATTTCTGGTAGGCTGCCGTAAGGTGAATGACCTCACTGTACAGCCGATTATAATCCGCACTCATGGTGGATACGGCGGCTTTGGTCTGAGCCTTTGCCTCCTCCACGCCCTGCCTGTAGGCGCTGTCGTCCAGCCCAAGAGTGGCCATCAATTCAAAAAGTTTCAGGGCGTATCACCTCCGTTCAGCCCGGCCAGAATACGGGCCTTGATTTCCTCTGCGCTCTGCTGGGGCCGGGCGGGAGTATTAAAGTCGGGTAGGGTGTCCACCCACCGACACTCCATGCCCACAAGGCCAGCCAGAGCGTCCGTGATGTAGGCGCGGTAGCTCTTCTCGTAAGCTTCCTGCTGCATCGCATTGACGCAATGCTGGGCAATGTAGGGCTTGCCAATGGCTTTCAGCATATCCAGCCGAATGGATGAGATCAGCCGCCGATATCGGTCTGAGCCAACCTCACCAACGAGGATAAAAAATCCAGCACATCCCGGTCGTTGATGGTCTCCGTGATGACGCGCAGGGTTTTGAAGGGAGTCATCTTTTCGGGGTTGCCGTCCTTGTCTGTTTCCAGCTCATACAGCAAAGGCAGCAGCTCCGCTGTGTTCTGAGCATTGTCGAACAGCAGCTTTTTTGCCATTGCCTTGATGTTCTTGCGGCCCTGGGCTTCTTTCTTTGCCTTGAGCTCATCGGGGGTTTCACTGCCCGTGAGGATGGGGCCGACTTTGCGCAGCTCCATCACCTGCGTCTCGGTCAGCAGGGTGGCCACCTTGTCCGCGATCATGTAACAGTGGCGCAGAAATTCTGTTTCGTCCATCTGGTTGAGAGTTTTCATTGTTCCACTCCTTATGCTGCCGCGTCTTCGCTTACAAAGAACTCCATTGGGACGGTCTCGTCGCCCATGCGGACACAGCCCGTCAGGGTGACGGAAACATTGCCCTTGCCCTTGTCGGTTGTCTTGAGAGACAGGCCGCCCGTGCTGATTGCGTTGTCAAGCCGAACAGCCACATAACCGCCACCGATGAGGTCGCCCACAAACCAAATGGTTTTGAAGTCGCCCGTGGTCTTGTCGGTTTTGAACGTCATGCGGGGTGTTACCTTGCCCCCGGCCACGTCCGCTGCGCCCAGCGCCATGCGGATGACCTCTGCGGAGGTATTCAGCGCGGTGAAGGCCAGCGTGCAGTCGTAGTCCTCAATTTCCATGAGCTCCACGGTGTTCTTCTGGCAGTTGTCCACATCTTCGCCCAGGTCGGTGATGTTGGGGGTGCAGGTGGCGGTGATGCCGCCAGTGGTTGCGCAGATGATGTCGGCATCAGCGACGGCGGTCTGGCCCTCAGTGTCGAACTTGTTCAGCACAAGGCCCGCGTTGATCTGCATGGACTTGAATGCTTCTGCGGAAATTTTGGTAAATTTTCTTCCCATAATTCTCCTTACTCGCATAGCTGCGTGATCTCAAAATTCAGGTACTCGCACAAATAGCCCTCGGGCGGGTTGTCCATCGGCTGGGCCCACGGGGTGCCTTTGCGCAAAAGAATAGCGCCGCCCTCGCACGGCACGGTCAAACCGCCTGCAAGGGCTGCGCTAATTTGGTCTTCTGTCTGTAAGATGGGTAAACGCCCTGCGCTGCTTGGATACCACAAGCGGCCATGAAACGACGCTTCCTCGTTCCAGCCGCCGGGGACGGCGGGCTTGTAGGTCAGGTAGGGCAGGGAAGCGGCGGGCGGGATGTTGTCTTCCAGATAGCCCGGGATGCCAAATCCGTTGAAAAAAGCGTTCAGTGCCCGGTTGATGCTCTCAGACGGTCCCATTACGGCAGCACCGCCTTTTTGCACTTGACGGCCCGCAGCCCCATGCCGGATTCCGGCGGGGCTTTGGCTTCGTCTGCTGTGCTGGTGATCTGGAAGGTCTGGCCGTCGCGCACACGCTTGATGTAGTCCGGGAAGGCCAGCGGCACGCCTGTGTTGACCAGCAGGGTATAGGTGGAGGCGGTGTCAGCCTGCTCCGCCACCTGAGCTTCCACGGTAGTGTCGTGGCGCTCCACGGCCTCAAACTCGGGGCCGTCCTTCCAGCCGGACACAAAGCCGCCCACGCCGTCCGGCTCATAGCTGCGGGTCTGAAAACGGTATTTTTGGGTAAAGCTCTGCATCACGGTGGATGCAGTGAACGCGTTGACCATGTCACATCTTCCTCCACTGATTGATCTCGGATTTATAGCGGGTTTTGCCGTCGGCGGGCAGCCCGTCCGCGCCTGTAGCCATTGTGCCGGACCACCCGGCAAAGGACTGGGACACATACACGCCGCCGGACGGGAGCGCCTTGTCGTATGCGTCGATTTTTTCAGCCAGCGCCACGAAGTCAGGCGGCACGCGCATGGGCTGCACCGTCCCGGTGAAGGTCTCGGCGGTCAGATCGCCGTCCCCGGCCTTGTGCACGCCGTCATTGAAGATAGATCCGCACACGAGGAAATACTGCCCCGGCACTACCCCGGCGGGCACGGTGTCCGGCTCAAAGGCGAACTCCCCGGCAATGGGGTCGTCCGCCCGGTCAAAAAAATTGCGCGTGTAAACGCACAGCTCAGGGACGGTCATTGGATGCCTCCTACTCAAAAGGGGCGATTACTCGCCCGGGGTGATGGTCTGGACAGAGATGCCGTCCAGGTACTCAGCAAACAGGGTCACGCCGGTGATGGCGAAGCTCTCAGAGACGGCGGTGGTGTAGTTGCCCTGGGTGTGGAAGCCGATCAGGTTGCTGGCCTCGCCTGCGGTGGTGTACACCAGCCCAGCCTTGGCGTAATCGCTGTCGGAGGGGTCGACGTAGTACATCACGATGTTGTCCACGGGGGTGGCAATGACCTTGCCCTTTGCGATCTCGCCGTCAGACAGCAGGAAGATGGTGTTGTAGCCCATGAAATCCTTGATGTACTGGAAGCCGTACTGGTTCTGGATGGTGATCGGGGCGGTGCCCAGGTACTCCGCCACGTCCAGGACGTTGGCAAAGCCCACAACGCCGGTGACGGTGCGGTGCATATTCTTGAACTTGTTCTCCACGCTGCCCTTTGCCATGGCCAGAGCCATCTGGAAGGTCTTGGGGGTGCCCTTCAGGCTGCCGGTGTTCAGGTACTTGTAGAACTTGTCCGTGACCTTTGCGGTCAGGTCGAACAGGAACTCGTCATCGGTCTTCTGCACGGCCACATCATAGCCATAGTTCTGGATTGCCTCCAGGGAGACGGCCTTGGCGTACTTTTCGATTGTGATCTTGCCGTAGTCCTTCTCCTTGACGGTGTACTGGCTGTAGGGGATCTCCTCGCCCTCTGCTACGGTGCCGCTCTGCAGGGTGCCCTGGGCGTACTTGCTTTTCAGCACGGTGCCGGGCTGCATCCGAATGGGGCGCATGATGCCCATGATCTCCCGCAGGTGCTCCCAGTTGCGCTGGAAGCGTGTCACAAAGTCGATTTCCCGAGGGTTGACGGTGATCTCGGTAGTGGTGATCAGATTGGTCTTTGCTGCCATGTGTTAGTCCTTTCCGCCGCCTGTAAACAGGTCGGCATTTGCTGCAATGGCCGCCTGGCGCTCTCCGGCGTCCTTGATTGCAAAAATTTGGTCTTTGGTCATTTTGGAGCCGGTGTTGGTGGGCGGTGTGTCCACCTTTGCGCCGGTGGTGGTCGTAGTGCCTACGAAGTCGCTCCAATCAGCTTTCAGGCTGTCGGTGTGCTTCTTGGCGTCCTTGACCTCGCCCTTATCATCCAGCTCCAGCTTGTCGATATCCTCGCCAGACAGCCGCACGACCCGATCAGCATACTTGTCCAGCACCCCGGCAGACTTCAGCAACTCCCGGAACTTGGCTTCCTTGGCTGCGTGGGTGTCCTTCTGGGTCTGCTGGGCTTTGTAGTCGGTCAGCGCCTTTTCAGCGGCCTGCTTGCCGCTGCTGGCTGCGTCGCGGTCCTTTTCGGCTTTGGCGAGGGCTGCGTTCTTCTCATCGAGCTGGTTCTGCAAGGTGTCCGTTTCCTCATGCAGCACGTCCAGAATTTTCTTGAGCTTGCCGCTGGTGTCGGTCGTTTCATCTTCCAGAATCGCCCGGAGAGTCTTGCGTTCGAGTGCCATGTGATCGTCCTTTCTGCCCTTGCTCGGGCTGCCATGCTTGGCAATAGGTTATTTGCCGGACGTGCTGCCGGTGTGGTGCCGCTTGCAGGGGTCGAACCTGCAACTACCCGGTTATGAGCCAGGAGCACTGCCAGTTGTGCGAAAGCGGCATAAAAAAGCGGCTGACGCTGTGCGCCAACCGCTGAGTATTAATTTGATTTCTGAGAATCTACAATAATAACGCGATTCCCTTTTCCATACGCATTATCGCAAAGTTCCTGAAGATGTTCTCTTGCTTTCTGCATTTCAACAAAAAGAATCCGTTCTTTTGTCTCCTGCTGGTAATATGGAGAAAGGTCAACGCGTGGGTTGCTGTTCTGTTCAAACATTTCTTGAAGTTTTTTGAGGTCTTCAAACGTAAGTCCTTCAACCATAGCGGTGTAAACAATGTTATCCATGTTTTTATCCACCTTTTCAAAAAGCTCGTCCAACGCTTCTTTTGCAAACTTTTCTTCTTTTGCGGCTGCAATCTCCGCAAATTTGTTCATTGTATGAAGATATGCACTCACAATTTCCAGTTCTTCCTTTGAAAGGTGCTCTCTAAGAACCTTATCCACTTTTACGGCGACTTTATAGGTTTCTTCATCGTCATAGTCGTAAATGCTCATGTTTAATCCTCCTTGTTCGCTTCTTCCACTGCGATCTCTCGAAGCTCATCAATGTGATCCTCCACCGCCGGGCGGAGGAATCCTTTGCCCTCGTTGGCTGCTCTCATACCCCGGGTAAAGTGCCACTTGCCGTTGAAGTCTTTCCAGACCCACGGCGTTTTACGCCCGTTGCCGTTTGTTGCGTGTACGCCCGTGCCAAGCTCAACGTAGACGCTGTAAAAGAGATTCGACCCGATGGCCACGGTCTTTTTTGCGAGGTCTACGGCGTAGGTCAGGGACGCTTTCAGCGCACCGCCCACGTAGCCCTCAATGCCCGTGCTGTCTGCCGTGCCGGTTGGCACAAGCAGCTGGGCGTAGTCCTGTACTTTCATGCCCCAGTTGGTCAGCACCCGCTCTGCCCACGAGTCCAGCGCCTCATGCAGCTGCGGTGTGTTGTCGGTGAATTTGATGTCGTATTCAAATTTCATGGCTCACTTTTTCTTCTTTCGCCTTGTTGTTCCGCCCTCTTTGCGAGTTTTAATCACTCGTTCAGTTGAAACATTTTTGGGATTAAGTGACCCTGTATCAATATGGACAAGCTTTCCATTTTGAAAAAAGAGCACATTTTCTCTGTGTGCAACAGTTTCAATTGTGTCATAATAGGCATTCATTCTGCCCATTCTGTAATGCTCTCTGGTCTTTTTTGCATCATAGGAAATATTGATTTGGTCTTCGCGTGTTTTTGTGATTTTTACGTTGTCCAAAGAATCCCAGCGCTTTTTTATGACTTGGTCTATATATCCTTGGGTCGTTTCTCTTTCCTTTTTTGTAATTTTGAATCCGCCGCCCGCTCTCGCGGAGCTTCCAGAACCTCTTTTACTCACGGTAGTGCCTCCTTTCGTATTGAAATGGCTTGATTTTGGTCACGTTCCAGTCAAACTCCGCCGGGCATTTGCCATACCACAAAATGCCGCTTGGCTGCAGCACTTCCAGCGCCTTGCGGCAGTGTTTGGCAAAGCACTCTGCTTCGTATGGGTCAGATTGTGTGCCGTGGCTCGAAATGCTCACAATGGCGTTTCTAGGCTCTCCGTCAAAGCACCAGTCATAACTTTGCTCTCCGCACCAGCAAAGCGTTGGAATGACGTGGATGCCGTGCGCCTGCCAGTATGCCGCCAGCCAGTGCTTTTTGTAGTGCATGAAAAGCTGCACCGCAAGCGGCATATCGCTGTAAAGCGAAAAATCCGGCGAACATACCGCGCCAAACTGCTGCAAAAGCGGAATGTATTTGTCAGGGTTGTTCCAGAATCGTTCAAACTGGTAATCGTCTTTGTAAAAATGCACGCCTTTTGTGGCCTTTTCTTTGGCGGTCAGCGCATAATTGACCGGGATCCATTCCAGCTTGTCAATGCGGATGTCCGTTTCCGGCTTGATGATAGGAATATGGAACCTCCCTTCGCCCGGAAAAATCATCTTTTCGGTGTTTTCCATCGGCAGAATCACGGTTCATCCCTCCAAACCTTACTTTTTCTTCTTTTTTCTCGAAACAAAGCCAATCCATGCGCCGCCTTGTTCGACCGTCACTCCAAACGGCTTTTGTGCAAGCTGCATAAGCTTTGTGCGGTCGCTCGACGACATCCCTTTTAGATCAAATGCAACTTTTGGGCCACTCTTGTCCCAATATGTGGTGTGAGACGGAGAGGAACCATCGCCACTTCGATATTTGTTGAGGTCAACGCCAACTTGCTCTTTCACAAAAGACACAACATCGTTATGCGTTTTCTTGTATCTCGAACTGTCCACAACAACGGCGGCTTTCTTCGTCTCTGCTCTCGTTTACTCATTCTTGACACTCTCCTTTCTGCGTTTTCTCTCTTCCGCCCACCACATTTGCTCTTTTTCTTTGCCGCCCTTGGATTTATACCACTCGGTGTAATCCATGACGGGGGTGGTCTCTTTGGTCACATTGTCTCGCTGCATGGCGTTCTGCCTGGGATACTTGCCCAGCGCAGAGGACAACACGCAGCGGCAGTGGTAGACCATCTCCGGCGCTGCGTTGGGGTCGCCGGGGCGCTGAATCTCGTAGCCCATGACCTTGAACGGCTCGTCAAGCTCTGCCGTCTGCCGGTCAAGCAGGCGGTGCATCTCACGGGTGCGGTAGTCGTGGGTGGAGTTCCACCGCTTTTTGACCTCGATGCCCAAAGCCTGGGCGTTGCGCATCTGCTGCAAAGCCCCTGCGTTCTGGGCACTGGTAAGGGCCGTGATGGCGTTGTTCATGGCCCAGTGGATCTCCGTGTCAGCCATGCCGTTGACGGCCTGCACGGCGATGTCGTGGACGCTTTTGCCCTGCACGATGCCCTGCATAACGTAGCGGTTGAACACCCGGGCGTCATAGGTGCGGTTGCTCTCGCTCTTGATGCGCTTGTTGGGCACCATGCGGGGGTTCTTCTTCAGCAGGAGCTTGACCGCTTCGGTGTTGTACAGGGTCAGCCCGAACGTCACGCCTGCGGCCTGTTCCAGCTCGTAGAAAGCCCAGTTTGCGCCAAAGGAAAAGATGTTGTATTGCTCGTCCCGGGCCAGCTTGTAGGCCGTCTGCTGGGCTGTGGTGCAGGTCTTGGTGATGCTGTCCAGCTTGGCGTGCATCAAATCGGACTGAAAGACCTGATTTTGCAGCCAGATGCGGTAGTCCTCTTCGGTGATCTCGCCTGCATCCAGTTGCGCCCGCTTGCGCTCGTCCAGCGCTTTGTACTTGGCTAAAAACTCGGTCAGCTGCTCCTGCATCTCCCGGCGGGCAGTGCCGTACACCCGCAAAATACGGCGGCGCAGGCGGTTCAGCTGGCGGGTAGAGATGCGGTCACGGTCTGTTTGCTTCATGGCTGTTCAAATACTCCACAATGGCACGCTCCCGGGCGGACAGTTCCCATTTTGTGGCCGCAGCCCTCTCAGCCGCAGCCCTCTCAGCCGCAGCCCTCTCAGCCGCAGCCCTCTCAGCCGCAGCCC